TCGGCGGGCTATCGCGACTATGTCGCCGCCAAACAGGCTCAGATTGCCACGGGCTTGCAGCTCACCTACGAGCAGTTGACCGGAGATCTCTCGCGCGTGAACTACTCGAGCTACCGCGCGGGGCTGTTGAGCTTCCGCAACGGCATCGAGGGTTTTCGTTGGCTGACCTTCATTCCGATGCTTTGCACGCCGGTCTGGGAACGGTTTCTTTCGGTGGCCTACGCGGCCGGCGCGATCCCCGAGCCCGGGCCGTTTCGCGCCGAGTGGACGCCGCCGGGATTCGCCAGCGTCGATCCGTACAAGGACTCGGTTGCCACGCTCAACCGCCTGCGCACCGGAACGCTGACGCTCCGCCAGGCCATCGCCGAGCAGGGCTACGACCCCGACGCGCAACTGGAACAGATCGCCGAAATCAACCGGATGCTTGACGAGCGCGGCATCGTGCTCGACTGCGATCCGCGTCGAGTCACGCAGAGCGGGGCGCAACAAAAGGAGCTTCAAAATGAACCCAACGAGAGAACGGCTGGAAGCCCAGTTTGAGGCGCTGGCCCCGGCCGACCGCGACGAACGCACGGCGACGCTGACCTGGTACACGGGCGCATCTGTCCGCCGCTATGACGCGCGCGGACCCTTCGAGATGCGCTTCTCGATGGAGCCGGGCGCGATTCGAATGGGGCGCCTGGCAAGTGGCTCGGCGCCGCTGCTCAACGGGCACCGTGACTTCACGGTCGATGACGTCATCGGCGTGATCGCCCGCGCATGGGTCGAGAACGGCCAGGGCAAGGCCACGGTGCGGTTTTCGAAGCGCGCCGACGTGGATCCGGTCTGGCAGGACGTCCAGGACGGCATCTTGCGCAACGCCTCGATGGGCGTGGCGATTCACGCCGTCGAAGACGTGACGCCGCAAGGTGCCGCTTCTCAAGGAAAGCCGCGCCAGGTGCTGGTGACCGATTGGGAGCCCGAAGAGGTCTCGCTCGTGCCCATCGGCGCCGATCCGGGCGCGGGATTCAAGTTCGAACGGGCAACTGGCCCACAGGAGCAGAAGATGGACGAAACCATCGTGGAAGCCGGCCTGACGGCCGGCGCCAAGAACAATGCCACGGGCGAAGAGGCCCGTGACGAGCCGAAGATCAACCTCGATGCCGAGCGCCAGGCCGCCGTACTGGCCGAACGCGCGCGCATCCGGGAAATCGAGAAGGTCGGGCGCACGCTGGACGTCGATGCGCGGCTGGTCGCTCAGCACATCGAAGCAGGCACCTCGATTGAAGAGTTCCGCAAGCTTGCGCTCGACGATACGGCACGCCGGTTGGCCGAACCCGAGATCCGCAGCGCGGCCGCCGTGGTTACCAGAGATGCAACCGACACCCGCCGCGCCGGGATCATGGCGGCGCTGCTGCACCGGTACGATCCGGCAGTTTTCCCCTTGAAGGACGACCTCGGCCGCGATTGGGCCGGACAGACGCTGCTCGATTTGGCGAAGGAGTGCCTCGAAACCGCCGGCACGCGCACCAAGCGGCTGCCGCGCCACGAGATCGCCAAGCTCGCCTTGTCGACCTCCGACTTCCCCTCGATCCTCGCCGATGTGGCCAACAAGACCCTGCGGCAGGCCTATGAAGCCTACCCGCGCACGTTCCTGCCGTTCTCGCGGCGGCGCTCGGCGGTCGACTTCAAGAACATCAACGCGGTGCAGTTGGGTGAAGCTCCGAGCTTGATGAAGGTCAACGAGAAGGGCGAGTTCACCCACGGCTCGATCGCCGAATCGAAGGAAACCTACAAGCTCGCCACCTATGGCCGCATCGTCTCGATCACGCGCCAGACGATCATCAACGACGATCTGAGCGCCTTCACCCGCATCCCCGCTGGCTTCGGCGTGGCGGCGGCGACGCTTGAAAGCGATACCGTCTGGGGCATCATCACCTCGAACCCGGCGATGGGCGATGGCGTCGCGCTGTTCCACGCGAACCACGCGAACCTCAACACGGGCGCGGGCAGCGCGCTGGCCTTGACGGGCCTTGGCGCGGGCATGGCGGCGATGGCCAAGCAGAAGGGCCTCGACGGCATCACGGTGCTCAACGTGCAGCCGCGCTATCTGGTGGTGCCGGTGGCGCTGCAACTGGCGGCGTTTCAGATGATCGCACCGAATCTTGCGCCGGCGAAATCGGCAGACCTGGTGCCCGACTACATCCGGGCCTTGACGCCGATTGCCGAACCCCGGCTCGACGCGGCGAGCACGACGGCCTGGTATCTGTTCGCTTCGCCGGACCAGATCGACACGATCGAGTACGCCTACCTCGAAGGCCAGGACGGCGTCTACATCGAGACGCGGCAGGGCTTCGACGTCGATGGGGTCGAGATCAAAGCGCGGCTCGACTTCGGGGCCAAGGCGATTGACTGGCGCGGGCTCCAGAAGAACTTGGGCAGCTGACAGGAGGCTTGAGCGATGAAGAACTACGTGCAGAAAGGTGAAGCGCTGACGCTCACCGCGCCCTACGCGGTGAGTTCGGGCGGCGGCGCGCTGGTCGGCTCCATCTTTGGGGTGGCCGCAATCGATGTCGCCAGCGGCGAGGAGGGCGAGTTCCAGGTAGCGGGCGTCTTCGATCTGACCCGAGAGGCCGGCGGGAGCACCGGCTGGTCGCAGGGCGCATTGATCTACTGGAACAACACGACGAAGGTGATCACCAAGACCGCGACCAGCAACAAACTGATCGGAGTGGCGGTGAGGGCTGCGGCCGACGGCGACGCCACGGGCCGGGTCCGGCTGAACGGGGCGTTTATCTCCTGATGGCGTTTGCGGATCAAGTGAGCCGCGTGGACAAGGTCTGCCTGCGGGTCTTCGGGCGGGAGGTTCTCTACCTTCCCGAGGTGGGCGGGCAGGCCGCCGTTCGTGCGGTATTTCAGCCGGCGCGGGAAGCTGAGGACGCATCACCGGGCGTCTATGCCGTTCTGTTCGTGCGGCTGGCAGATCTCCCTGCGGCGCCCCTGCGCGGCGACGAGGTCGAGATCGACGGCGTCCGTTACAAAGTCTTCGACATCGAAGCTGACGCCGAGGGCGCCGCTGTTCTCCGGCTGCGTAAAGCCAACTGACTTCCGCCAAATCTGGCGGAGGTTGGCGACTTGTGGGCAATTGCGCACATGTCAAGCGTCCGGGTCTACCAGAAGAAGCAACTGCGGCTCGACCTGCTGACCTTCCGCCAGCGCCAGATGTATGAGTTGGGTGCGGCGGGCGTCGCGGCAGTGAAGGCGCGGCTCGCCGCCGCGCAGGGTCCGGAGGATTCCGCGGCCAAGCCGCTCACCAAGCGCTACGCGATCTTCAAGACTCGAAAGGGCAAGGGCAACCGCCGCAACCTGGCTTTCTCGGGCGATCTGCTGCGCAACTTCCAGGTCCGCACGGTGAGCGAGAACCGCGCCAAGGCCAACGTCTCGACCCGCAAGGACCGGATCAAGGCCTGGGCCAATCAGAAGCGCGAGGCGTGGATGGTGTTCTCGGCGAAGAACAAGGCGTCGGTCATGGAGGCAGCCCGCAAGATGCTGGATGCCATGAAGCCCCGTCTGCTTCTGGAACGCAGCTTGGGAGGGAAGCAGCGATGATCAACCCGGCGGAGCTGGTCGACAACCTGGTCGCTCTGCTCCGCCACATCCCGGAACTGGTCAACGAGATGGGAGGCGATGAGCAGCGGATCTTCGCCTACCACGATCAGTATCCGAAGCGAGCGAATCTTGCGGCGGCGATCCACGAGATGCCCGCGCCGGGCGTCATGGTGGCTTGGCAGGGGACGCAGCCCGCGAGCTTTGGCGGCGTGGATGTCTGGCGGCATCAGGTCACGTTGTATCTGCGGGCTCGCGAGACCTTTGACGGCGATCCGCCCACCGCCTACTACCGGCTGTTCCGGCTGATCACCAAGGGAGTTCCGGCGTCGGCGGGTGTGCCCTTACTGAACGCGACGGTACACCCTGCCTGCCACCCGATGGATCTGCCGCTGATCCAGCGGCAGACGGACGCCGAAGGCCTCGACTATTTCGAGGCGCCGCTTAGCTTTCTGGAGATGGGAGATGACTGAAGAAACCGTGCTCATGCGCTCGCCCGAGGGCGAAGTGCAGGAAGTGGATGCAAGGCCGGCCAAGCTCGTACCGCTCATGGTGGCTGGCTGGCGGCAAGTCACCCAAGAGGAGGTAACGCCTGATGTCCGTCGCGCGGATGCAGGAAATCCAAATCTGCTTCGGTAAGCAGAAGCAGACCAACATCTCGACCGCCAACACCGGCGGCCAGATGTGGCAGTTGCGGAAGCTGAATGCCGCGCTCGCCAATCCGAAGTTGAACACCGAAAACGACGCCGAAGAGTTCGGCAAGGGCCACGAGTTCCCGACGCAATCCTTCCAGACCTCCTGGGACGTGAACGGGACGCTTGAGAAGTACCTCGGCGCGGAGATCGGTGCCTGGGCGATGGCGTTCGGGCTCGGCAAGGTCGTCAAGTCCGGCACGACACCGAACTTCACCTACACCTGCACGCCGCTGTTCCCCGCGAACGGCGATGCGGCCGAGCTGCCCTACTTCAGCTTCGTCGAGCAGATCCGCCCAGGCGCGGGCGTCGTGGTGGACCGGATGGCGGTGGGCTGTGTGGTCGAAGGCTGGACCATCTCGATCGGCTCGGGGCCGGGCCGCGCGAATTCGAAGATCACGGTCGAGTTCGTTGGGTCGGGCAAAACTACCGAGCCCTCGGGCATCACGATGCCGGCGGCGACGGTCGAGAAGCTCCTGCCGTCGGCATCGCTCGCGCTTTCGATCAACGGCGTTAACTACGTCTCGAACAAGAACATCGTCTCGCTGGAGGCGTCGTGGAAGAACAATGTCCGGCTGGACGGTGGCTTCTATCCCGGCTCGGGCTTTCAGACGCCCGGCGACGGGGCAAGCGGCGCCATCCGTGGCCGGCTCGAGTTTGGCAACCGTCAAGGCACGTTGCGCTTCGTCGCCCGTTTCGAGAACGGTTCGACCGAGTTGACCAAGCTCAAGAGCCAGTCCACAGGCACAGCGGTGCTGGCGCTCACCTACGACGCCAACAACTCGCTTGAGATCACCTGGCATAAGGTCTCTTTCGCCTCGGCCGAGGTGGGCGAGACGGACGGCATCGTCACCGTCTCCGTCGAATGCCTGCCGATGTGGGATGAAACCAACGGCATCGTCTCGTCAGTGGCCAAGTGCAACGTGGACGGGATCGCTCAGTAAGGAATGGCCATGTTTGACGCAAAGCAACCCATCACCATCCACCTGCGCACGCCGGAAGGTGTGAAGCCCATTCGCGTGCGCTTCCCGACCGACGAGGAGTGGATCGACCGCCAGAAGAAGCGCAAGGTCATCGTGAAGCAACTGGGGCGCGGGGTGTCGGAGACCACGATCCCCGACTCGGCAGAAGCCGACGCCGCGCTGCTCGCGAAGATCCGGGTGCCGGAGGAGAACGCGCCCGAGGTCGATCCCTTCGAAGCAAGCCGCATCATCGAGCAGTTGAGCCAGGCCGAAGTCGACGATGTCCTCCAGATCGGTGACAGCTTCCGCGTCACGCTGCGGGTTCTTGACGGCGCTGTGAGCCACGTGCTGCGGATGCCGTCGGCCAAGGACGTCTTCGAGTACCGCCGCGGCTTCGCGCGAGTGCTCGACCTGCCCTACAACCGGCAAGAGCTGATCATCAATCTCGCCCCGGCGGG